AAAGACTTACCATTACTTCCCCAAGCTCGGACAGCCTTAAATTTAAATGACTCAAACAACATAACAAGTTGTCTTTCAAATCTATTACCCTTCTCTTTGGATTTGTTCGGCATCTGATACTCCTAATGTTTTGTTAAACTTCATTATTACATCATTTAATTCACCATCACTTAAGTCATTAATTTTAAAATGTGGCGAATCATTCTGCACTTCTAGTTGATGTAGTGGTTTACTTTTATGATATAAGCCTAAATTTGCCCATATAAGGAACTTTTTTATTATACTTATAGTGAACATGGTATTCTCCTAACTCTTAAGTGTAAAAGCCTTGTTTTTAAAATGTCTATCATATCTTTAGTAATCTCAATATTATAATCGGTAATTTTTCCTAAATTTTTTTGATAATCTTCTATCATTATCTCATATGTTTCAATTACTACATGGTTTTTTTCTTTCATTGTATCCTTTGTTTTGTACGGACTGATGCGGAAGGCAACATATACATATGGATTTGACTCCTCAATATAGTTCTATACACTTCCGCACTATCTAGTAGTTACCAACAACTGACGAACAGTCCGCTTTGTTATGTAAGGAGTTTTTATCCTGCAACTTCCAGCCAGTAAATTTCGAAAATGAGCCAAGCCACATTCAAACCTGACTCATTTTCTTTTCGTTCTCTCCCAGAGTTTCTTACCACTTTCTCTCCTAGCGCAACTCTCACAAATTATTTGTTCTTCCCATTCTACCTCTTTGAACATAGCCTTCATTAAACTTTTATCATCTTTATACATATGTGTTCCATATTTACTACACATATCGCATTTGCTATCAAGTTTGCCTATGTATTTTATCAAAGAATAGATTTAAAAAATTCAATACTTCTAATTTTTGATATTTCTTCATATCCATCATTTATTGAAGAAATCAATTTTAATATTTCTTTTTCAGAACTTTTTTTAAAATTGAATTTTCTTGTATTTAAATCTACTTTTGCAAAACTAACTCCATCTTTGAATTGTCTACGTTTAAACTGTATATAGTATAAACCTAAAAAATTCCAACCTTTCCATTTTTTGGTTTGATAAAGACATTCAAAAGCTTCTGCTAACTTTATATATTTTTGCTTTTGATCAGATGACATATTGTCTTTTAAAAATTCTTCATTTTGATTATTTTTAACCTCTATAATCATACTTTTTTTAGTGTTATGATTATCTATTGAAAAATCTATATCACTTACGCCAAAACCTGTTTTGGAATCAGGACCATATTTTCTAATCCATCGACTTAAAAACAAATCGCTATCTCTTTTTCCTGTTCTTTCTTTTGCAGTCATAGATTTGCCTTAGCTATATTATAAGTATCTTCATCGATTTCAGATGCTATTATGCTTCTATTTTTGTTTATAGCCGCCAATATTGTTGTGCCACTTCCTGCGAATGGTTCACAAATTAAATCTCCAGGATTAGTAAACATTTCAATTAAGTATGAAACTCCTGATTTTGATTGTTGCCAATCATGATTATTTTTTTCTCTACTTTCTGATATAAAGTAATCTTGAAAGGTATTTTTAATTTTTTTCTTATCTTTTTGATAAACAAGAACAGGCTTCCATCTACATATAAGATTAACTCCATTTACAATCTGAGTTTGTCCTTCATGATATAATGCAAATGTCCAATAATAATCTAAATGTTCATTCATTCTTTTAATCACTTCAGGTAAGTGCATTTGTCCTGAATATGCTATGCAAAAACCATTAGGCTTTAAAACTCTTTTAGCAAATTTAGCCAATTTAGACCAACAATTAATGTATTCTTTTGGATATGGTGGATCAGTTATAATGCAATCTACGCTATTATCAGGCATATCAGATAAAACCTCTTCAAAATCTCCTAATCTAAAATCTATATCTATTAATTTATTTCTTCCTTCTTCAATCTTTTTATGTATTTCTTCTTGTCTTTCTATCTGTCTTGCTACTCTTATTGCTCCTCTAGTAGATAGCTCTTTTTCAACCTCTAAATAATTTTCAAACTTTTCTTCAGGTATGTTTGCTATTTTTTGCCACTTTGACGATTGATTATAAGTAATACCCATATCACTAAGTGTTTCACAACCCCTAACAGGCTGTGAGGAGTTAGGATTCCCCCCTTTTGCTTTAGGCGTTTCTTTTAATAATTCTCCTGCTCTTCTTTCGGCACGAAGTTTAATTTCTTCTGCCTTTCTTATAACTTCTGGCGACTCTTTAGCTTGTTTTAAGGCATACCTATAAGCCTCAGCTTTATCTCGCAGTTGTTTTATCTCATCTACAGAATGACATTCTACTACTGCGTTTTTCATTTTATTCCATAATATTAATTCACTCATTGTTTTCCTTGCATTTTTTGCATATTTTTTTTGTTTTTCCTAATGATGTAATATCGTAATACATCAATTCCTTGTTTAAATTCATGAACATAGGTGGTATTTCCCATACTTTTTTACATTTTGTACAGTATCTAAGCTTTTTATCGACTGAAGGCTCTTGTTGGCGTTCATGCTTTCGATGAGTGTCGTGCCTTGATGGATATAAGTCCTGAAAATAGTCATTAACCCACCATCCGTTTGGAAACTTTGGACATAATTTCTCTAATTTCTTCTGGAGATGCAGATCGTTCTTCATATTTTTGTTGTTGTTTACGAAATTGTCGTCTTTCTTTCTGCATTTTCTCATCGCTCAAATCTACAATATTATTTTTATTATTTTCCATATTATTTTTATTCCAGTTTCCTGCCGCCATATGCCAATTCCTCATCTTATTCTTACCTACCATCCAACCTTTAGACTCGTAAAAGTAAAAAAACTTTTCTGCTTGGTTTTTAAAGTCAGGATATTTCATTTTTTTAAAGTAATTTATAATTTCATCTAAGCTTGGACTTTTAAACCTAACATCCTTTTTGACTTTAACTTGATCCTTATCCTTATCTTTATCTTTAACTCCTAATGATGAGTTATTTAAGGGTTGATCAAGAGTTGAATTTATAATATTATGTTTAGTTAAAATACCTATAACAGACTTATGTGCATTTACATTAGGATTTAAAGTTCCATATTGAAATTCACAAAAATCACTTAACCAATATTTTTTATCACTTATTTTTATAATTTGCTTTTCAAAGCTTTTTGGTAGTTTTGTAACCTGGAAGCCAACCATAAACGAGGTCAGCTTCCAATTTACTTCCCAAACACCTGCATGATCGCAAGAATCGGTCATATATATCCACAAAAGCTTATCTTTAGGCTCTAAGTCCATAAACCAAGACTTGTTCCATTTTTGAGTATCTGTGAATCGTTTAGCCATTAGAATGGCATTCCATCATCTTCGGACTTTAAATTATCAGCTAAATTTATACTTAGAGATAAGAAAGCTTTGCCACTATTTGTAGCAACTTTTTTCCAAGCAGCGATGCGAAATTCTGCACCATCTACATTTAACTTGCCTGTCATATCAGGCTTTTTATCGTCTGGATTATTTGTGTCTTTTCCGTCATTTACAAATAAAACACCTTTGTTTGTGTTGTCATATTCCATTTTTTTCTCCTTATGATTTTGACATTTCTGTACCATTCATGGCAGTTTTTAAATAGGCATTTACTTTTAGCTTAACTTGTTCATCAGTTTCGTACATTAACATTTGTTGCATAGTGCTTTGTAGTAAACAACCAAATAGCATATGTACATTTTCTTCATCAAAATATTCAAATTTATCATTTGTAATGATATAATTCATAAATCTAACATTTTCTTTGTGAATACCATGTGCTGCTATGTTGTATTTCATATTTTCTTCTAACTCCATAATTACTCCTTTAATTTATAATTCGTTTATATCGAATTGTATTTTCTTTTTACTATAACTCTTACCTGATTTATTCAAAGGTAGATCATCTTTTGGTATAGACATTTCATTACCATCATCATCTTTTTGTCCAAGTCCAAGCATAGCAGTTAGTAAATATCTTCTACCATATGTCATAGCTTGTCCAACCGTATGAGGTGTTACATTGCCTTTCCTATCTTTGACAGGCATCATTATTTCTGATGATAACATTTGACCTGATGTGTGCATTAATTTACAAGTAACCAGGAAGACACCATCGCGCCATTCTGATCCTTGTGTAACTGATAAGCCATATTTAGGTAATATTTCAAGACTTGTTTCTAAAACTGCTTTTAAGTCTGCATAGTCTGAACCAAAATGTGGATTCTTTGAATTTTTTACAACTCCATTTACTAACTCTTTTTGAGCCTCCATTAATGCAGTTGCTATTTCGTTTAAGTAATTTGTCATTTATTTCCTTTCATTTGTAAGTAACCTACAAATACATCTATATTTGTATGGTAGTTTTAATGTTAATTCCTTTCATTGTTTATCGAAGAACAAGAGCCTTTAATTAGGCTCTTTTTCTTTTTAAAATAATATCCTTATTTATAATTCTAACTTGCATAGTTTTTTATCAAATCTATCAATTTTTGTTTGATAGTAATATTATCTTTTGCAGTTTTAACTTTTAGTTTAGTCCATAAGTCAGAATCAACTTGCAGTAAATATTTTTTATCCATTTTATTCCTTTCTATATTATGTCTGTTAATATCCAAGATGTTTGTCTTTGTCGAGGCAGTCTTGCAACTTTCTTGACCTGGACTATGCTATCTTGTCGCATACTACGAAACTCACGTTCATAGCTACTACTGCTACCTAGTCTTTTTCCAAACCTCTGTAAACCTTCAAAGCTTAAGTCTTGTATATCAGACGTTCTAAAGGTCTTTTCTCCAATACTTTCTTTAACCTGGTAGAGGTAATTCAATATATGCTTTCTGATTGTCATTGTTTATCCTTTCTTATTTTATAGTTCTAAATATGAAATATATCTTGTCCATTATATCGTAAATCAATACTAACATACTTAAATTAGTTATCAAAATTATAATAATAATTATAAGTATAAAAGTAAAATATTTATCAATTTTATAATTCATCGATATACCATTTTTCTTTGAATTGATCTATCTGTGATTTGATGTATGATGGATTAGAATTATGATCTATATCTAAACATATTTTTAGTAATTCGTAAAATTTAGTTTGATATTCACATAATATTAAGTCCATATCAGTCATCTCATCTGATTTAGTACCAAAAGTCATTTTCATCGTAATCTCCTTCATCTTTTAGTTTTTTAACAAAGCAAGTTGAACAAAATAGCTCTGTTCCTTCTGCTATACTTGCTTTTGATTCGTAACAGGTATCACATAATGCTTCGTTCATTTTTTCTCCTCAAATACATTTTCTAATATGTCAAATATTGCCACATCATTTAACAACATTGCTCCGTCATTCCAAATCCTGGATTCGGTTAGTGCCGCTTCAAATTCCTTTTTAAGTTTTTTATATACATTTTGTTTATTCATTGTTTATCCTTTCTAAAAATTATTTAGCTTTTTTATAATTCATTTAATTGTTTTAAAGTACCTTTAAAAATAGGTATTTCTTTGTTCTGATTTGCGACGACATCTATAGTTTTTATACTATACTCTATACCTTCAATAATACCTTCGTTTATGTGTTGTTCTTTAAGGTTAATAGGTTTATCATCGTTTTTAACCTCATCAAGATAGTCGTTTAATAGTCTTTTAATTTCATCTAACATTTTTTATCCTTTCAAAATATAAAGTAATATTTATAATTAAAATTATTAATATAATTTATAATATACAAGTTATTTATAAACTTGGATAACATCACCATTTTTTAAAGTATATGATCCATCAAAATTTGTTTTGACAATATCTTTTTTAATTTTTTGGAATTGCTTATCAGAAAAGTCAATATGTATTTTATCTGCATTTTTTAAGTATATGGTCCATTTTATCATTTTAAATTATCCTTTCTATTTATAATTGTTAAAATATGTTATCTAACTAATTTTATGCCTAAAACATTAGCAACTTTGTTTAATAATATATTTGTATAATATCTTTTATCTGTTGTCATTTCATCAATAAAACCTTGCTCAAATAGGTATTCAATAGCATCAATACATTGTTTATCATTAACATCATTTAATTGTGAATATTTAATTCTATTTAGTTCGTGAAATGTTTTGTTTAATGTTTTAGATAGTTTTTTATTTTGTTCAATAAAAAAATCATAACCTTTCTTATAAGGTGTTTCAATGTTTTTAAAGCCTCTTTTGGTTATGTAATATTTTTTATTATTATCTTGTTTTATAATTCCTAATCGTTTCATTTCTGTAATATTTGTGCAATAATAACCTCTTGGTGCTTTGCCTTTATTGTTATTAATTTGCCAAATAATGTTTTGAAATTCAGTATATCTGAATTTATTTTTGCTTATTTTTTTAAGTGCTTTTGTCATTATGTTTTTCATTGTTTTTTATCCTTTTTATTTATAATTAAAGTTTTATTAATTGATTTTCTAATTTCTTAATACAAATATTGCATAAATTATAATAAATATCATTATTAAAAAATTGAGATGTATTATAATTATCTTCGGAATGTTTCCAATCTAAAATATGATAATTACTTTTATTTTTACATTTTTTACATTTAGAAGTTGTATTACTACACATTATTTCTATTCTTTGAATTTCCATTTTTAAATTATCCTTTTTATTTATAATTCTTTTTTTACAATTTCTTTACATTTTTTTGAATTACATATATTATAATAATTCAAAGTCCTATACTCTATTTTTTCATTTACTTTTGTTTTTTTACCACATATATCACAACTCATTTTTTAATTATCCTTTCTATTTATAAGAAATATCTTTTGTTGGTGTCTAGCTTGTAAGCGATGCCAAAACATAATAACGCGATAGGATAAACAAACAAATGTTCCGATCCACTCAAAGCAAGTAAGAAAAATATTGTTAATAGTGTTTTGATTATTATATGTTTCATTTTATACCTTTCTATTTTTTTAATGCTTTTTTTATTTCTTTAGAAATTATATTATCTATTTCTTTAATTGTTTTTTTGCTTAATGGTTTTAATTTGTGTTTCATTTTATGCCTTTCTATTTATAATTATTTGCAAAATTATCAATAATGTTTAATAACTCTTTAAATTCTGCACTTTGAATTATTTGTTCTTTGTTTCCTAATTCGTGCAATTCATGATCTAATTGTGTTAAATCGTCGTAAATTGCATTTATAATATTTTTAATATGATACATTTTTATCCTTTCTTGATTTGTGTTGCAAAATCTAAAGTGTTAAAATAAATTATTGTTTTATTACCTTCTACACAAGTAAATGAATCAATTTTAATTTTACATTTATTATTTAAATAATTTAAAGCAATTTCTTTTAATCCATCTTGTGCATAATCATAAGGCAATATTACTCTTTTATTATGTCTCGTATCTTTTAATATTATATTATTAGTATTACCAAAATATGCTTGAATTTGTCTAGCGTGATTAATTTTAATATTTTGATATTTATTATTATTATTTATTCTTATTTCGTAATTTTTCATTTTTTAAGTCCTTTCGTTTATTGTTATTTATTTACTTAATAAATTTCTAATTGATTCAATAATTTTATATTCAATATTTCTTTTATTAATTAAAAAATCAAGTTTGTGTTTATTTTTTGGAGATAATATCAAACCCTTAGTTGATTTTTTATTATATAGATCTTTAATCATTTTATTATATTTATCAATATTTTTTTTGTGATTGTCAATTATATTTAAAGCTTTTATATTTAATTTATGTTTTGTATTCATTTTATTAATTCCTTTATTTATTTATAAGTAACATTATTAACATTATTAATATAAGTAATAAATATATATATAAAGCAAATACTTTTTTGTTACTTATTTAATTAATTTTATTTAATTTTATTTCTATACTAAATAAATTTATTATATGCAAGTAATAAATGTAACTCTCCTTATGAAAATTAGTTTTATTACTTTTCCAAGATAACATACTACAAAACAAAAAAACCTCCAAAAAACGCTAAATTTAAGCCAAATTGAGAAAGTCAAGAACTTTTTATGAATATTTAATACATTTTTGCGACGGCATCAATACAACTTCTTATATATAAGACTATAAACAATAATAATTCTTTTTAAATTGCTTTTTAAGTGCTTTAAATATCTTTTAATATATCTTTTTAAATGTCTTTATTTAGTTTTTAAAATGTCTTTTTAACCACGCTTTTCGCCTGTTTATAACAAGCATTTTTTGGCTTTTTTTAAAATTTGTATGGTTAAAGTATAACTTTAAGTGATCCAGGTAACTCAATTTATGGTAAGTAAGTGTTTACTTGCTAAGTAAGTAAGTATTTACTCAAGGATCGTGCAAATCAGGCATAGAGGCGTATAGGCAATAGGAAGGACGTGGAGATACCAAAACTCACAAATATGTCAAAATGAGTCAAGTCCTTAAAACAAGTTGTAATTTTGTCAAAAAAAATTCTATATTTGACTATGCCGAAATTAATAAAAAAAGAAGTTAAAGATAGAGCTATGCAAATGTTGGCTGAAGAACCAAATGCGTCTTTGGCGGCAGTTGCAGATGCTTGTGGTATTGGAATTACTACGCTTAAGACCTGGAAGACTGATGCAGGCTTTAATGAAGCTGTGTATACTAAGTATATGAGTACATCAGGTTTTAAGATGACGCAGGTTATGGATGCCGCGTTTAGAGAAGCTAAGCTAGGTAATGTATCTGCTATGAGGTTATGGGCAGAAATGTCAGGTAAACTTGTTAAACGAATTAGTATTAAGAATGAAAGTCCATACGAAAAGTTTATAAATATGAGTAATATTGAAGATGCCGAAGTTATGGACTATGAAATTACTTCAGAATTGCCTGAGAGAGATACAAGCAATGATAAACCTAGAGTGAAGGCTAAAAACGAGCGAGAAAGCCTAAATAACGCCATAAAACGCGGTTACAAGAAAGAAGTATCACCAGAACAACGCGCAAAGAATAGAAAAAAGAGCTTAGAGTCGTATAAAAGGCAACAAAGAGCTAAAAAAGTAGGTTTAGAGCCTTTAGGTAGGCGCACAGGTCAAGCTAGAGAAGAATGGTATGCAGAATTGGAACGTAGAGAAAAGGAGATTAGATGATATTTGCTACATGGTTAATGGTTGTTATTGGTACTATATCGGTAAGTGAGTGTTTAAATTGTTACTATCCTAGAATAGAAGATACATATGATAGTGAAGGTTTTATGTGTTCCTGGCAGTTAGATGACTTCGAGTATGACGAAGTAAATGGTTATGTACTTAAAGAGTTTGACTCTACTGATAATTGTTTTGAGGCTAAATTTAGAGAGCTCAAGCAACGCCCATAAAAGTTATGCTATCTATATCGCAGTCCTCGCATATCTCTCTATAAACATCGTAAGGAATTGGAACATCTGCTATAACTTCGTCTGAAGGTCGTGTTTCTTCTTCTAAAATTTTTAAAAATCTGGTATTTTGACTTGTTTCTTTGATGAGTTTCTTTATGTTTTTATCCACTCTGAGCAGGTAGGTTATCATTATGATCTCTAATTTACTTAATTCTTCGTCAGAACTTGCTAACTTTTTCTTCATAAGCTCTATAAGCTCTTCCATATGACTCCTTATTTAGTTAAGGCTTTGTTTAGTTCTTCGTAAAAGTCTGTTTTTAATTTAGCCACTCTTGCCAATGCTTTGCTCATAAAGTCGCGTTTAGGTACATTTTTATTTACTGTTTTAAATTTGCGTGAAAAAGCTGAACTTGCTACTTTGTGAGTTTTTTGATGTACATTTGGCTCGGATGGAGTACCATAAGATATGTATGTAACTCCATCTTTAACTGCTTTTATTGATTTAAACATACTTCCTGTGTGCATTAGTGGTTTATTTCCAAATTTGCCTTTGCCTAATTTTCGTGATAAACCTCTTTTTCTTATATTTTCAGTCGATTTTTTAATAGGAAAAAATTTACCATTCATTAACTCATCTTTTGCTGCTTTTACAAGTGCATTTTTACGAATATCAATATCTTTTTGCAAAAACTTATCTAAATTTTTAAGTAATTTTCCAAAGTCAAATGTTACTTCTATTTTTTCTATCATCTTTGTTCTATACCTGCATTGACCTCTGCATTAGCATTAACTATCTGTTCGGCTTCTTCTAAAGATAGGTCTGTGTTGATTTCGTTAAGCAATTTAGGTCTAGTTGTTAGGTTATTACTTAGTCTGTAAGTATTCCAAGCAATTTGATCTTGGATTGACTGAGGATATTCAGGTTCAACGAAATTAACACCAAAATTATTAGGAAGATTGATATTATTTGCTTGACCAACTGCCTTTTCAACAATAAAAAACTCCTCTTCATACATTCTAAACAACTCAAGATCATCATAGTAATCCTCTGTTCTTTCTAAGTCTTTAATCATAAGACTAACACCTGATGGCATTTCACCACCTTGCTCTGCCCAATTTATCATTAAATGGTTGTTAGATGCAACGAGTTCTATTTGGAACTTTACATTTTCAATAACTGCGTTAATATCACCTTCAGGAGCAACTATATTAAATGTAGAACCTTCTGGTAAGCCTAATATACTATCTGATCCTGTCCTAATAGTGTTTACATCTATGTCTGCGCCTGTAGTTACTGGCTGTCCGAACATTTGAAACCTTAAACCAAGTTGCATTTCAGTCATAGTTATATTTACTTGCTCGTTTACATTAACAATATCATTAGCACCTTCTACAAAATGTGAGTCTATTTGATCTTCTCTGTGTGTAAATACAAATGGCAACATACCAAAACCATGCTCGTATTGCATTGTTATGTTTCCATCTTCATCATATTGAGCATAATGAGTGTCATCCCAATAGGCATATTCTAATTTTCCTGAATCAGATATGTCGTTTACAGGGAGGAGTAGCGGATAGGTTATTGCCATAGGCAAAAACGGATCGTCATCAAAGAACGCATTGTAATAATATATAGGTCTATAGTCAAAAAAAGTACCATTGGCATCTTCTTTCACCATTACCCTGTTTGCTATTGTACCAACAAGCCTCGTCATTCGTTCTATGTGCTTCATTCTAGCGTTCTTCTTGCGTGTTAAAGAGAGGTACTCATCGCTGACATTCCTATCCGCTCCTAAGGTATATATTCTCGACATCTTATTAATAAATCTTCTTGTAAAATTCACAGAGTAAGGAGGTATCTCTCTAAATGCTTGAGAGTTAAAGTGATCTATTATATATTTATCTGTTTCACAGTCTGTGTAGTAGTCTACCATGCGTCTTATTTCATCACGCCTGGCGTTTGCAATTCTTAACTTTTCATTCTTTAACGAGTCTTGTATTATGTCTTGTGCAATCATCTTTGTAGTATCCTAACTTCTCTTTTTTTAATTGGAAATCTATTAATGAAAAAATATCTTAAAGCATCACAACCATGATCGTGATAACCATCTTTGACTGGATCAGGCTTAAGTGGAAAGCCTTCTTTAGGTTCAGGATAGCGATAGTTTTCTAAGTCCTCTGCTATACCTAAACATTTTTTATTTACATGAAGAAATCTCATGCCTTCAGCATTTTCTATGAAACCTCTAACGTGAGATACACCTGCCTCAAGTTTCCTTGAAACTTTATCTCTAATTGTTCTTACAATAATGCCATGCCTTCTAAAAATCTCTATATCTCCTAAACCTGTTTGACCTTGAGCTTGTCCACCTGCAGGATCGCCAAAGTAAACAACACCTTTGTAATGTTTTGCTTTAATTCTTTTAGCAAGTTCATCTGTTTTAATATCTCTGTCGTGTATAATTTCATCTATTATTTTGACGTGCCACATACCTGCTTCTCTATATGTTTGCATCCACAATACAGCAGGTTGCCTATATCCAAAGTCTATACTGCAAAAAGTAGGCAAACCAGGATCATATTTAAAATCACCCATATCAAGATTACGATCAAACGGATAAACTCTACCTGCAAAACTTGTAAACTTTGCTCCATACTCTTGATCATAGACTTCTTTTGCCAAATTTCGCTTAGCTTCCAGTAAATCGGCATCGCGACTACCATCAGGATAAGCATAATTATTTTCATAACTAGGACTGTTAAATGAATGCCACATCTCATCCTTTTGTCCAAGTAAGTATAAATCATATATCCAATTAAATCCTTGTGGCGTTGTTATAAAAAGAGCTTTACCTTTTCTATCAGATAGCGTAGGTCTTAAATACATTTCCCACGTCTTTTTCTTTATTTTAGCAGCCTCATCTATTATAAGTAAGTCTAAACCTTCACCAACTAAGCTATCAGGCTTGTCGGCACTTTTACCTTCTACTACGCTACCCCATTCAAATTCTATATATTGGTCTTTATATGAAGCTCTAGTTGTTTCAAAACCTTTTTCCACAACCATTTTATGCCAAATCTCTCTAAATATCTTTTCAGAACCATCATAGGTTGGCGCAACGCACCAAACTCTTTTATTAGGTTTCGCAAGTATAATTTGAGCCTCTATAGATGCGCTTACAGACTTTCCCCATCTCCTGCCGCAGACTGCCACACAAAATCTCCAATCTTTGTTTGGAAAGTGTAACTTTTTTTGTCCATTGTGAGGAACATAGTCTATAAAATCAAACCAATTTTCCTTAAATTCTTTATTTTCCATACTTAGTAGTCAAGCGAATTTAATATTATTTTCACAAAATTACACTATATATAGTATGTTTTGTCCGAATTATTATTAATATACCACCATATTTTGAACACAAATCAGTTAAAAATAGGAGGGCAGTATGTCCGAAGAAACAAAAGTAGCAACCGAAACAGTTAGTGAGGAAACTACACAAGAAGCACCTACAAACACTCCTGATGTAGGTTCATTAATTGCAGAAAGCAAGAAGTATAGACAAAGGAGTCAGGAAGCTGAAGCTAAACTTGCAAAACTTAAGTCTAAGTTAGAAGAACAAGAAAAAGCTAAAATGGTAGAAAAAGAAGAATGGAAGAGTTTGTACGAAAGTGAGAAAGGCTATAAAGATAAATATCATAGCCTGGTAGATCAGCGAAAAGCTCAACTATTAGAAAATCTACCTCCTGAACAGCAAGAACGATTTGGCAATAAGGACTTGGATGTTATTGAGTTTATGGTAAACGAGTTAAAGAAAGCAACTCCGAAAGAAGTTACTGCAGTTGGATCAATCAATCCAGTAGTTTCTAAAAAACCATATTCTCAAATGAATGACCAAGAACGAAGAGCCTATTATAACGAAATGCTTACCAAAAAAAGGTAAAAAAATTTAGGAGAATAAAATGGCATTAGCAGGAACAAATAATATAGCACTAGCAGGAGGTTTGCAAGATAGTACCGCTGAAGCAACTTTGCAAAACTTTATACCTGAAGTGTGGGGCGCATCAATTATGGACTATATGGAAAAAAGTCTAGTATTTGGTGCAATAGCAAATGATCTTTCAGCATTAGTTGTTGCAGGTGGTGATAAAATTCACTTACCTAAACATTCTGAGCTTACTGCTTCAGATACCTATGGATCAGGTGTAGTCGAAACATTGATTGACAATAACCTAGCATTCGCTAAAACAACAGGTGCAGAAGATGAATATACTTTAGATATTAACCAAGCAATTCATAGCGCAATCGCTATTACTGATGTAGCAAAAATGCAATCAAGTTTTGATGTAATGGATATTTACACACAAAAACTAGGTTACGCTTTAGCTAAAAAAACAGATCAGTATTTAGCACTTAAAATATTCGAATCTATTGCATTTAACTATGCAAATGGTACAGATGATGGCGCACAAGCAGGTAATACTATTGAGCTAAACACAACTCATGATGGAACAAATATTATTCAAGCAGGTGTTGCGAATATGTTAGAAGCTATCTATACTAATGACTCTATTGCAGATGACTACAATATGATCTTAACACCACAAACATATGCAAGTTTATTTAAATTAGATCAATTTGCAAACTATGATGGTGTAGGTTCATCATTTGGAAATGAAGTTCCATTTATTAGTGGCTTTGCAGGAAAACTTGCAGGTGTAAATGTTATTGTTTCAAATAACTTTATGCACTATGGCGTAGGTTCTGCTTCTTCTGCTCAATCAGCTACACCAGTTGGTAACTTTAGTGCTAATGGCGTTGATAATGAGTCAGAAAAGTTATTAGGATACTTAATACATAACGACGCATTACATATTGCTTATGCTTCTGGCATGAAAGCTAGAGTACAAAGCGACTATCACCTTGCTTCATTATCTACAAGATTTGTAGCAGATAGTGTTTATGGATGCACAATAACAGGAAGCACAACAAGTGGAAATAAAAGAATTTTTGCTTTAGTAAGTCCTGCATCTTAATAGTTAAACTAATTGGAGAGGATGTAATGTCCTCTCCATTTTTATGGAGAAATTATGAAAACTATGAAATTATTTCATACTAAAGAAAATGGTACAAAATTACAAAAAGTATTTGTAGGAGAAGATATTAAAAAAGCAAAGGCTTTAGGTTGGACAGAACAGGAAAAGAAGGTAGTTAAAAAAGACACTAAGAAAAAAGGAAAGTAGATGTTTAATAATAATACAGAAGTAGGAAATACTACGCTTGGACAGATAGGATGCGCTTATACGAAAGATAGTTCCGATGCAATTAAACCACCTTCAGGTAAAGTCTTTGTTGCAATTACTATGTTAGCTGACACAGTTTTTGATTCGTCTGGTGGATTAATATCTGAAACTGCAACAAAATTTATAAATACTGAAACTGCAGCTAATGATGCCGCCGATGGTAGTGAAACAACTGGACAAGGTTCAGGCGGACAAGTAGTAGACTCAGTAACCTTTCCTAAAGGAGTTACTATCTTTGGTAGATGGACAGAAATAGATGTTAATTCTGGCTCTGTAGTAGCCTATATAGGTTAGTATGTTAGGATTAGGATTAGGCACATCTAAAGGTGGATTTGTAGATGTCCTCGCAGAGGTAACCAATACTAAATCAATAGATTTTGATGGTACTAATGATATTTTAACATTACCTGCATCAAGTTCTTTAGGTAATGCAAATTTATCTATATCAGCTTGGTTTAAGACTACAAGTTCTGATAGGATATATTTATTTCAATTAATAAGATCAGGATCAACAACATCTACAAGTGTTGCAATATCTATAAATCAAAAAGCATCAGACCAAAGCGATGTAGCAGGATATATTACAGGTATAGTATACGGTAGTTCTCACGGATATTTTGGATCATCTTCTCCTGTTAATGCAAATGATGGAAATTGGCATCATATAGTTTTAACTATTACCGATGGTTCACAAAAAATGTATTTAGATAGTCAAGAAATAGCTTCAGGTACTTTATCATATACTGCTTCTTTTAGTGATTCGGCAGGAAATATAGGTAATGATGCGTCTAATTCTTATGAGATATTAGGAAATGTAGATGAAGTAGCTATATGGCACGACATATTAACTCAAAATGAAGTAACACAAATCTACAATACTAACAAAGCAACTTTAGATTTATCTACTGATACAGGTGATTATTCATCAAGTGCTAATCTTAAAGGTTGGTGGAGAATGGGCGACGAAGCATCTACAAGAGTAGTAGATGACAATGCTAACAACCTTGTAATACCTGATATGAGAAAAACATTCTTTACAGGTAAAAGTATAGATTTTGATGGTACTGATGACTTTATAGAAGTAGGTGATGCACAACTTATGACAACAGCAGGAACTGTTTCTGCTTGGATTTTTGTAAAATCAGGAACAACAGTCCAATCTATAGTAAATAAATATAATGCAGGTACAGGCAATAGAGAGTTTAGATTAACAATAGAAAGTGACGAAAAGCCTAAATGGAATGTTCAAAGTGCAAAAGGTTCATTTGATTCTAATACAACTACCAAGTCAGGCACAGCTTTATCTACAAACACTTGGAATCATATAGTAGGTACTTTTTCAGCTAATAATCCACCAAAATTATATGTTAATGGTTCTTTAGTTGCAACAGCTTCATCAAATATAGATGCAGATGGAATTGATAATGGAAATTCTCCTATTTTTTTTGGCAGAGGTATTAATAATACAAGTGTAACAGATAAAGTAAATACAGGAACTAAAATAACTGATGTAGCAATATGGAATGCAGAGTTAGATGCAAACACAATAGCATCTATTTACAATTCAGCTGAGCCAAACAATTTAACATTATCTGCAAGTTATACAGCAGGTAGTGGTGTAGAAAAGACAGGTAACTTACAAGCCTATTATAGAATGGGTAATGGTGGTATAGATGCTTTTAGTAATAGTAGTCAAACAGGAATTGGTTTGATTGCAGATTATACTGATGCAACATTAGGAACTGCATTAGTGCCTAATTTGTCTGACGATGGAAATGGAGATGGAAGTAATTGGACATTAACAACATTGGCAGAATGGACTATAAATACAAATACTGCAACTGCTTTTGAAGCAACAACGGATAGTGATATAGATGGAACGGCAGATGCAAAATTATATGTTAAAACAAGCAATTCAGGATTGTCAGCTGATATTCCTGCAGGTGTGTATAAAATTACAGGTACATTATCTACAACATCTACACTACCAAGTTCAAATTGTAGATTTGTTTGGTATGGTGGTTATGCTACAAATATTCATAATTTATCTGCAGGTAATTTTGAAATATATGAACTTTGCACATCTTCATCTGCTAATCATCATTTTCAATTCCAAACATCAACCGAAGGACATAATTTTAAATTAGAAAATGTAAAATTTGAACCTGTAAATGGTAATGCAGGAATTACTATTAATATGAGTGCATTTGATTTAGTAGATCACGCACCTAATCGTAATTCAGGCGATATGATTAACTTTGATGCGACAGCCGATATAGAAACAGACACACCTACACAGATATATACAGTAGCAAATACAAAGTCTGTACTGTTTGATGGAGGTGATGACTTTATAAATGCAGGTAAAATGAGTTTTTTAAATGGTTTGTCTGCACTTTCTGTTTCATTATGGGCAAAAGCCGATGTTGTTAGTACAAATATAGGTTTATTTTCAATATTTGATGATACTAATGATCAAATATCTATAAAATTAACAGCTTCCAATAGACTTTACTCTGACTTTGAATCATCTTCTAATAATGGTTTTGTAATGTCAGATTCTACTTATCCAACTGATAAGGCTTGGCATCATATTGTTTTAGTTTTTGATGGTAGTCAAAGCACAAATGATGATAGATTAACTTTTTATGTAGATGGTTTGGAAATAGCATCAACAACAGGTGGAACAGCAATAGCATCAACAATATCAGATTTTTCAAATATAGAGGTCCATATAGGTAAGGTCAGAACAGAAGAATGGAATGGAAATATAGATGAAGTTGCTATTTGGGATACTGCATTATCAGCATCTCAAGTTGCACAAATATATCACGGTAGTAAAGCTAATTTTGATTTAAGTCAGAATGGTGGTGGATACACATCAGCATCTAATTTACAGGCTTGGTGGAGAATGGGCGATGGAATTTTAGATGATAATAATATTGCAGGTAATGGATTGATTGGAGATCAAACTAATCCAACATTGGCAACAGCTATTACTCCACATTTAAATGATGATGGTAATTTTAACGGTAATAATTGGAGTACCGTAGCAGGTGATACAGGAGATTGGACAGGTCATACTTCTTCACAAACATCTATGACATTAACTAAAAATGGTACAGATACAGGTGATTTAAGATTGAATTTGCAATCATCTATAAATTCAGGAATGTCATCAGATTTAGAATCAAATGCAATATATAAATTTGTATATAGTGTTTCTACAACGTCAAGTTTACCAAGTTTTCAATTTAGGATAAATCACGGAGGTGGAACTACAACTAATTTAGTCGCAGGTACAGATAATGTTATATATTTTAAAGTAGAAAGTGCAAGTGTTTATATACAAGTTAGAAGTAATACTGATGGTCAAAATTTTACATTAAGTAATATAAGTTTAGAAAAAGTCAATGGTAACGCAGGTGTAATGATAAATATGCCAAATAATGCAATAGAAACAGATACACCGTAAGGAGAATAAATGTTTAGTAATAGAAAATGGGTAATAATAACTTTGGCTGACTACACAGATGAGCAGTTAGAAGAATTAGTATCTAATGCAATACAAACAAGTTCATCTACATTAAGAAAGTCAGTAGATGGAACTAAAGCAATATTAAAATGGGATGGCGACACACCATCTTGCTTTAATGGTATGGTAACATATAATCACACACAAATACTAACCACTTTAGCGACATCAGAGTGGACAGTTGAGGAAACAGAATGAGCTTAATAGAATCAATTAAAGAAAATGAAGGATATAAATCCACCGTGTATACCGATACCTTAGGTTATGATACAATAGGCTATGGCTTCGCAATTAAAGACTTAGAATTAGATGAAGAAGTTTGCGACTTAATACTTGACAAAAAGCTAGATAAACTTATAGATGCTACTAATAACAAGTTTCCATTTTTAAGAGAGTTGCCACAAGATAAGTGTGAAGTAGTATTTGAAATGGTATATCAGCTTGGACTTACTGGTGTAAGTAAGTTTAAGAAGATGTTAAAAGCATTAGAAATAAAAGATTACGATAAGGCATCTGCAGAAATGCTTGATAGTTTATGGGCGAAGCAGACACCTAACAGAGCTATTAAACTTAGTAACCAAATGAAAAAATGTTAGATACTTTACGAACAGCAGGTGTAGGAATAGCAGGAAGCGCGTTGCATTGGACAGAATATGTGCCGCCGATAATGAGTGCTTTGGCGGCATTGGCAACATTAGTTTATATGCTTATTAAAATTAATAAAGAGATACAATAGAGGTAAGATGGCGAAAGTTTTAAAAAGAGCAATCGTTACACCAGATAAACATTTTCCTTTACATTCACAACCTGCTATTAATTGTGTTATACAGACTATTGAAATTATAAAGCCTGACATATATGTAGATTTAGGCGATAGTGGAGAATGGGGTAACTTTTCGCATTGGAAATGGAAAAGAAAAAAAAGACCACCATTAGAAGTAATAATACCAACATTAGATCAAGACGTTAATGATGTTAATGAAGGTATGGATCAGATAGATGAGGCGTTAGATAAGGCAGGATGCGAAACTAAACACTTTATTGAAGGTAATCACGAACTATGGTTAGATCAGTTTGTAGAAGAACATCCTTACTTACCTCAGTACAAGCCACAGAATTGTTTAAAGTTAAAAGAGCGTGGTTACAAGTATCATCCTTGTGGAAAGTTTTTAAAGATAGGTAAATTAAATTTTTATCATGGACATTTGTATGGAGGTCAGTATCATACTGCTAATCATCTAAGAAAGTTAGGTGCTAATGTTATGTATGGTCATTGGCATGACATCCAACAAATGAGTGCTACACATATAGACGGACAAAAGTCAGCCTGGAGTATAGGTTGTTTAAAAGATATGTCTGATGCTAGTAATGAGTGGTTAGGTGGTAGAGAGCATAATTGGTGTCATGGCTTTGCAATAGTAGACTTTTTTGAGAAAGGTTACTTTTCTGTACACCTTATGCAAATTATAAATGGAGTTACAAGCCTTTATGGAGAAAAGATAGATGGCAATGTCTAAAGTAGAAATAGAAGCAAAAAAGAAAGAACGAGCTGCAGCTAGAAGGTTGTTGATAGACAAGTTGCGTTTTTGGGTAGGTGTATTTAGTGTGCCTACTATATTGATTATGGCTTGTATGTTGATTGCCGCCGCTTATTATCTTGGTGAAAGTCAATTAGCGGTTGTAACTGGTTTGATCTCTACAATTACTTTAGGATTGATAAATGTATTAACATCTATGGTCGCACCACCACCACCTGAAGATCCGTTGGCAACAGTAGCAAAAGACTTAGTTCATCACTTGCAAGAAACAAACAAAAGTGCAGAAATTATGATGGATAAAAACCACATAAAAATAGGTGGTAATGGTATGAAAGTAGCAACAAGTAACGATAAAGATTTAGTATGGGGAGATGATGAAAAACCAAGAAAAAGGAAGTAACCATATTTACCATCAAAGAAAAGCTCAGTTAGATGCTTTAAATGGTGAATATAATGGATGGTGGATATATGAGTATTGTAAAGATGCAATAATTAGGTATCAGCCAAAAGGCAGATAATATGTTCATGCTTGAGGTATTATCATATTTAGTATCTGTTTTTTTAATAGCATTTCCAATTTGGATATTATATTTAGTATTTAAGGTTGGAGTAATACATATTATAGATAAATATAAGAAATGAACAATGTATCGGTATCAAATTTACCAGTTTTTTATATAGACAATAGAATAACCTTTAAAATGGAGAAAGTAATGAATTTTGATAAAATAAACACTTTATTAGACAAAGTCGGAGTTGATGGCGACGAAATTAAAAATAATTTTAAAGACGCTATAGAAGAAGAGATAAAAGAAGCTAAAGCTGAAGTATCTTTATCTGTAAAAGATAAAATTATGTATTATTTTGAAGATGAAAAAGGTAAGAAAATTTTAGTTGATAAAGTGAATAAAGCTATTGATATTCCATTTCTTTCTGAAAAAGTTGAAGAAAAGATTTTTACTATTATATTTGAAGTTATAGGTGGAGTTTTAAAGAAAGTTCTTAAATAATGAGTTTAACCAACAAAACAATAGCCAGTAGTTACAAAGACTTATTGCAGATAGACAATGGTAATAACGGTGTATCTACATCTACAAAGCAAATAAAAAGTGGTGATGGTACTAATTCTTGTGCATCTATATCAGATGATCAATTAGCAATAAAGCCACAGAACGACAATACAACAGATGTTTTAACTGTTAAAAACGCAGGTGGTACAAACTTACTACAAGTAGATAGCACTAATACAAAGGTAAAAGCATTAGGACAGTTTGTTAATACACAAGTTAAACAATTTATGTTATCATCTGTAAACTTTCAACCAACAACAACAAATTGGACAATGTTAGATTCTGTTGGCGGTGGAAGATTTAATTCTACTGCACCTAGTATGGGTTCAGGATCAACACCTAATACATCACTTACAATATCAACCACAGCAGATGATGTAGTACAATGTTTGTGGTATTTACCGTTTAACATAACATTAAACCAAGTAATTGTTTGGTTTGGAGCTGATGTAAGTTCTGGTGATGATGTTCAATTTAGTTTAATGAGCTATGACATTGATACAAGTAATGGTAGTACAGGTGGTGATCTAAGTAACGGTACAGAAGTTGCAGTTTCACCATCAGCCATAGTAGGCGCAGGTTATGAACAAGCTTATTTTCAAACTTTAAATATAAGTAGTGCAGATGTAAATTTAGGTAAGGCAATAACTGCAAATGTCAAGATGGATGGAACTTCGGCTGATTTGACAATATCAATGCAGGTAATATACAGTTTAAGGAGCGCGTAATGGCAAATTTAAATACACAATTAGTGTTAAGTGCAAATGGTAAAGAGTTTGAATTTCAAAACTCTAGTACATATAATGAAATATTAAATATAGAGCAGTCGGTTTCTGAAACTGATGATTTTGTAAGATTGTTGCAAGTTGATCCTTTATCAGGCGGCGCTACTACAGGAACTATAGAAAATCCACAATTTATTTGTATTTATAATTCTTCTAATCAACCTGCAGAAATTCAACATATTGTTCAAGGTATAACTGCAGGAGCGAGTGACACAACAGGCGCGACAGATGGTAACATACAAATGCTACTAAGACCTTTAGAATATTATATTATACCTCATGCTATGCTTGTTAATTATAGTTCTACTAAATCAGCTATGAATGGTACTACAGTTGCAGTAGATAATGCAACTCCAGATTCTAATATGTTTGGTGGAGTAACAGCTTTTGTAGATGGATCAGGATTGGCAAGTGATGCTTCTGCTACGTCTTTTGATATAGATGATAATGCAGGTTCTCCATCAGGAACAGCAGGATTGTTCAAAGTAGGAGATTTAATTAGAATCGAAGATGAGATAATGGAAATTACAGCGATAACAGACTCTGGTGGTACTGAAGATACTTTAACGGTAAAAAGAGGATTATTTGGATCAACTGCTGCAACACATGCAGATAATACACAGATAAGACTTCCATTTTTTAATAATTTTGACGATTTTAATACATATTCTACAGCATCTACTGATGTGTCAGGCAACTATAAGTCTACAAACTTTTTTGCCAAATACAGAACTGTTGCATCTAGCACTTTAGATGGTTTGTGTAGAGGAACTGTAGCTATTAAGTTTTTTGAAGCAGGGTTTCAAGAGTTTGGACTTTCAGGTATTACATCAGCAACAAAAACAGGTTTGACTGCATCTACACAATATTTTGTTAAGATTGGTATAGACGGAGCGACAGCAGACGAAATATCAATCACAACAGACTCTAGTATAGATACTTTTGGTGGTGCAAATGGTTTTGTAGCAAAATTGCAAACTGCTATAGATGCTTTATTTTCAGATGCTAGTAAGAATAATTTTCAGAAAGGAGCGACAGTATCTATCGTAAACGGAGATATAAGGGTAACCTCAAAGCAACATCTTTCTACATCCGCTATCGCGCTAACAGCAGGAACAAGTGGTTCAGACACAACAACAGAAATATTTGCACAAGCAATAGGTAGATTACCTGCAGCACCTGAAGGAGCTGTAGCAGCAAAGCTTCCTGATGATAATATTGTAAAAGATGGAATATCAGTTCCTAACTCTGAAGCATATTTAATGGATGATGGTTTTGGAAATTTAATTGGAGGATCATTAACACAAGGTAGCGGAACAATAGATTATGATACAGGTGCTTTGACGCTTTCAGGATGTCCAAGTAGAGCAGACTTTGTTTTTTCTGCTAATGGTAATTCAGGACTAGCTTGTGGCGGCAACACACAATTAAACACTCTTACAAGTATAAGAGCAAGAAGTACAAGTAACAAAAGAAAAGCGAAAATACAGATAATAGCATTTAATAAATAAGGAGAGAAGTTATGGCAATTCAATATGGTAGAAAAATGAATAAAGGTAAAAAAAAGAAAAAAGGAATGAAAAAGCGTAAGTGAAATGGCTAAATATAAAGGCAGAACAGTTCGTTTAAATAAACCTTCTAGAATACGAAGAGGACAACCAGGTTTTGGTCGTAAAAAGTCGCAAGTATTTGTTAAGGACAAAGGTCGAGTAAAAAGAATTACGTTTGGTGATCCTAATATGAGAATTAAAAAGTCAAGTCCTGCTAGAAGAAAGTCTTTTAGAGCTAGGCATAGATGTGCAACAGCAAAAGACAGAACTACTGCAAGGTATTGGTCGTGTAAGGCTTGGTAAGGAATGGCTAGAAAAAAAAGAAAAAAAAGTAGAGTAAATGAAGCAGGTAACTATACTAAACCTACTATGAGAAAAAGATTATTCTATAGGATAAAAGCAGGTTCTAAAGGTGGTAGAGCAGGTCAATGGAGCGCAAGAAAAGCGCAGATGTTGGCTCGTGCTTATAAAAAAGCAGGTGGAGGTTACAAGAAGTAATGGCACTTAGAAAACCACAAAAGTCATTAAAGAAATGGAGTTCTCAAAAATGGGACTACATTAGTAAAGGTGATAAGAAAAAGCCTCGAAGAAAAAGAGGCAGATATTTACCTGCATCTATTAGAAAGTCTATGACAGCTTCACAGAAAGCATATGAAAATAGAAAGAAAAGAGCAGCGAGTAAAAAAGGTAAGCAAAGAGCTAAATACTCTAAGTCTACTAGAAGAAGAATGCGAGGCAAATAATGGCAGTAGCATATTGTACAGATAGAGAATTGAAAGACGTATATCCACATATTGATGACTTTGATAATAAGACACCTATATATGGATTTGAAAATACAGATACAACTAATCAATACCAGGCAAATAATACTGGATTAATAACTCATTTGTTTTTTGATGGTATTAAAGGAACATCTGTAACAGACTCTCCTAATGCCACATATGAGTATAATTATTCTTCTACTACAGATTCTGTGCAAGTTTTTCACGCTACAAAGAATCCTAATGATATGCTTATAGAGGCAGGTGAAGATTGGACGACTTTAAAACAAAGATATAGAGAAAACGCATCAAGATATTTAGAAAGTAAATTAGATAAAACTTTGCCTAGAGAACAATTTAAAGACAAAGATGGTAACTATGACTATATAATTGTACGAACAACAGCATTACTTGCCACAGTTTTTCTTATACGTTCTCATGATCCTACATCTGAAGTGGCATCAAATATGATGGAGGAAGCACAGGCTGAGATAGATAAATTAAATAGTGGTGACAATGTGTTGTCTTGGATGAAAACCGCAGACAGCTCTAAAGGAATAGTAAGAGAAGTTTCTGTAAGTGGTGGTTTAAAGATAGTTGATACTAGAGGTAGATATTTTGGCGTTTATGATAGAGTAGGAGTGAAAATTACTACAGGTGGTGCATTAGGTACTGCTAAATACTCTGTATGGCGCAAAGATAGTGAAAATTTAGGCGCAGAAAGAATGAATAATGGCTTACCTGCAGACTTTGCTGATGAGGTGATAAATGGACAATATCAGTCTTTATCTGGAGGTTTAGAAATACGCTTTGGTGGCGACACCGCAGATACTGCAACACTAGGAGATAAATGGGAAATAGAGTTGTCAGGATATTTTGAAGAAGTAGATAATGCTTCTAGTATGAGATCAGCAAGGATGACTAGATTATAATGCCAGTTACATTTACAAATAATTGGAAAAATATAATAGATAAACTTCAGTCTATTTTGAGAACTGAGTTTGGCGGCAGTATGCCTGTATATAGAGGTATGCAAAAAACTACAGGTAACCAATATTTAAGATTAGTTCCTGTAAGTAGTGATTTGTTAGAATATAATACAACAAGTGAAACTAGAGAGTTTACTATACAAGTCTTATATTATTTTTTTGAGAAGAATATGAGAGAAACAGCTTTAGATCATGTAATGAGAATGACATCAAGAATTGAAGCATTAATACATGACAATATAGCTATGACACTTACAGATTCAAGTAATCTATTTAATTGCAGATTTGAAACTACAACTTTAAACGCTGATGAAGATGAAGAGGCATATGTTGTAGAGTGGGAGTGGAAAGCTCAGCATTTAGGAAACATAAGTTAGGAGTAGTTATGAAAGTAAAATTAAAAGATAGCAGTCAAAAGTTGCCGAATATTTGGAAAGAATGTGGCGTAACATTAGAAGATTGGAATAAATTACATTCAGGTCAAGAGATAGAGATGAAAGAAGTACCTGATTCAATTAATCATTTAGTAGATTTAACTACTAATAAAAAGGAGGCTAAATAATGGCAGTAGCACACGCATTTTCGCCAAAAGAGTTTCAAGTTTTCATAGCTTCAGATGCAACCGATGCAGGAGCGTCAGGTATTCATGCTAGTAATATGCACCAATTAGACGTGGATTCAGTTGGATTTCCAAGTTTAAATGTGAATCAAGTATTGGATGTTAGAAGTGGAGTCGGAAGAACTTTTAAGGATGAAGATTTTTTTCAAGACAATATAATTAGAGTAACTGAATTATCAATATCAGGAACTTTACATAATGACACAGGACATAATTTGTTAGCTCAAAATATATGTAATGATGTTTCAGGTGATCCATCTGTAGCTACAAATCATACAGGAACATCGCAACTTTATGGCTCTGCAGTAACAAATGCAGCGTCATCATTAACTGTTGTTATAAAGTCATCAGATCACACAAATCAAAGGTCACTAGAAATTCCTGGATGTGTAGTAACTAATTTTTCAGTATCAGCCGATACAGGAACAGAGGGTGGAAGATATAAATTTTCAGCAACCTTACAGTCAGGTGTAAAGCCAGATCTAAATGAGTCATCTACAGCTGCAGGTAATAATATATATGCTAATACTACTGACATGACATTAGCTACAGCTAGTGGAATGAAAGTATTTAATACTAGCATTATAATGCAGTCATTTGCCTTAACAGTAGATCATCCTGCTATATTTACTGGATTTACCTCTACAGGTTATGAGGCTGTATCAAGAGGTGCAGAATGCGCAGTAACAGTTGATACAACAATAAAATACGATGGAAGCACAAAATCATTTGTAAATAGTTTTGATACACAAACTGCAGCGCAATCAGGTAATATGTTTGTAGTAGTAAATAACAATGCTTATGGTATAGATGTGCAAAATGGAGTATTCACTAATGTGGCATACAATGAAGGCGATATAATGATGTTAGATTGTTCAATAAAAGCTGTTGATGATGGTACTGATGCTTTAGTAACTTTTGATATAACATCATAATAAAGGAAAATAATGAAAGAAATTAAACTTAAAAATGGTAATAAGATAAAGTTAAAAGAATTAACTTTAGATGATAGAGATTACTTACTAGATAATACACAATATGTGATGGATAATGGTGAGATAAAGGAAGTCAAAATGATGCACTCTACTCTCACCAAATATCTAAGAACAGGTATAGATGGCGACACATCTGATAAGGCATTAATGGCTATGTCTTTTGATGATAGAGTTGAAATATTCAAAGCTATACAAGGAAATATGTTGTTGGGGGAAGAGAATCCCTCAAGCTAACTCTCAATATTCTTAATGAAAGTTGGTGCGAGGGTTGTCAGTACCATCAATTTCCTTACATAGCTACGCCACCTATAAGTGGTGCAAAGCCACGACAGTTTGAGTGTATGGATGATGTATGGACAGTAGTAGATTTATTAGTAGAGGAGGTGAAAAAGTTTAATAGTGAGGGTAAGAGCTTTGATGTTGGTAAGTCTGTTAATGCTCAGTTACCCTTTTTTACTTGCAAAAACTTATTTCATTCTTCAGAGAATCAAAAAGATATACAAAGATACATCTATTGCCAAGATTTTAATACTCAGCCATATCCAGGTAGCTATGGTGAACAACCTTTTAAATGGATAGAAAAATCATTTATAATTAAAAGTGCATTAGCAAAATTGAACAAGGATAAGATAGAGGATGCCAGAACAAAGCATAACAATTAAGTTTAAGCCAATAGGCGACAAATCGTTAATTAATTCTATTAACAAGTTGGATGCCGCTACTAAAAGGCTCACAGGTGAAAATAGACAATTAAAACATGAGCTTAGTAAAACCACTAAGAATGCAGGAGTATTAGACACTAGAAATAAAAGATTAACTAATACAAATAAAGATTTAGGTTTAAGTTTTGCTACTTTAAGATCGAAAATGCTATTGTTTAACTTTGCTATGGCTTTAGGTATAAGACAGGTAATTGACTTTGGTAGACAGGCTGCCGCAGTCAATTTGATGAGGCAAAGTTTTAATTCTTTGATTGATCCTACAGAAAAGTCATCAGAATCCTTGAATAAGTTACGACAAGCAACTAACGGTACTGTATCAGACTTCAGGTTATTGCAACAAGCAAACAACGCCATGATACTTGGTGTTAGTAAAAATACAGATGAAATGGCTGAAATGTTTGATATGGCACAAAGACTTGGTAAGGCTCTTGGTAGAGATACAGCAAGTTCTGTTGAGTCTTTAATTACTGGTGTTGGTAGACAGTCAAGGTTGATGCTTGATAATATTGGTATTATTGTAAAAGTTGATGACGCTCAAAAAGACTATGCTATGTCTTTAAATAAATCAGTTTCTGCTTTAACAGACAATGAAAAGAAACAAGCATTTCAAAATGCAGTAATGGATGCCGCTAGAAAGAAAGTAGAGTTGTTAGGCGATGAACAAGCATCTACAACCGAAACTTTTGATAGATTTGCAGCTACAAGTCAAAATGCAGCTATGGCTTTAGGTGATTTTGCTAATATTTTTTTAGAGCCTACATTAGACTTGATGAGTAGTTTTAATGAAACTATTACACCACAAAATGTTAGAATTTTCGCATCTGCTTTTACAGTATCTTTGATACCTGCTGTAATTTTATATAATAATAAAATTAAAGTTGCAACTTTCTTAACTAAAACTTTTGGCATTACTTTAATGAAAAATCCTTACATAGCAACAACTGTAGCGGTAACAACATTGGCAACAGGAGTTTTAAAATTAGTAGATGCTTTTGAAGATGCTAATGATGTTACTGATAACATATCAGGTAAAACTGCAACATATATAGAAAGTTTAAAGAAATTAACAACATCTCAATTAAATGTTGAAAAAGGTTCTCAAAACGCATCCATAGTTCGAGCTAAAGATACAGAAGAATATGAAAAGGCTACTAAAGCAATTAAAGATGCTAATGAAATGATAGAAATATATCAGAATAAATTAGATAAAACAATACAGTTTGGAGGCGAAAATGCAGACGAAACTGATAAACAAATCAAAAATTATACAGACTTAGTTAATTCTTACAAAGAAGCAAGAGATGGTGTAGACGGTTATGGTTCTGCAATATTTAAACAAATTAATGCAAGTAAATTATCTATTGAAGAAATAGATAAGTTTATATCTATTCTAGGCGATTCTGATAGCACTATTGAAAATCATATATCAGTTAATGAGCAACTTAATCAATTATTTTTAAAGACTAGAGAAGGTCGTATTAGCGATATAGAAGGTATGATAGAATTTGTAAATACAAATGCCGATCTAATAGATAGTGATGAAAAAAGAGTTGCTGTATTAAAAATGTTAGAAGAACAATTAAACAAAACAAAAGAAGTAGATAACCAAGCTCATCAAGCGAAGTTAAAAACTGTATCAGCATCTGTAGGAGCTTTGGCAAAGTTAAATCAAGCCTCTAGTGGTTCAGCAAAAGCAACTGCCAGGTTAATGCAAGTACAGGCAGGTATAGATGCTTATGCCGCAGCAAACAGAGCATTAGCTACAGGAGTTCCACCAATGAGTTACATTCAAGCCGCAACATCTTATGCTCTAGGTCTAGCTAATGTAATACAAATAGAAAAAAGTATAGGAAAATTTGAGTATGGTGGAATAATAGGTGGTCGAAGACATTCTCAAGGTGGAACTATAATTGAAGCAGAGCAAGGTGAGTTTGTTATGAGTAGGAATGCAGTAGATGCGGTTGGCATAGAAACTATGAATAGGATAAATCAAACTGGCTCGGCAGGTGTTACTGTTAATGTATCAGGCAACGTGATGTCGCAGGATTTTGTAGAAGGAGAACTTGCAGAGAGAATAAAAGAAGCTGTCCGTAAAGGCTCTAACTTTGGAATGTCATGATAAATAACGAAAAATTTAACCTAGCTACAGGTAGTAATACTTACAATATAATACCTTTAGTAGTTATTACTAGCGAAAATAAAATAAATTATTTTTCTACATACAATTTTAACTTACAAGAATTAAGTTTTGATCCACTACTGTTAAATGTATCTTCAATAAAAGAGTCGGTAGACGTTGAAACTCGTAAATATAAAACATCATCCGTAACTGTTACACTTTCTAATTCTAAGTATCTAGGTAGACGTTTAAGTGATAGTTATGTAGATTTAATAAATGGTGATGTGCAAATTTTTTTTAAAACACAAAACATTAACGACCTTACACGAGCTATGTTGGTTTATAGAGGTACAGTAAGAAGAATATCTCAAACTGACACCACTCTCACTTTAAATGTAGAAGATGCCTCAGAGCAAAAAGTACATAAAGATATACCAGAAAGCATAACTAGCGAAATAGATTTTACATCTAAATTTAAAAACAAACCTTTTCCAATGGTTATAGGTAAGGTTGATAGATCGCCTTGTGTAACATCATTTGGAACTACAGGTGAATATGACTTAGATGAAGATGGAGAGTTAGATAATTATGAGTTTGTAAGAGATGTATTTGCTGATAGAAAAGAATTATCTAAAATTATTTCGGAAAACGAACAAGTAGGAAGAAATATAATTGGATCAACGTCTTTATATGTAGAATCAGACGATACTTATGTAGGAATATATCCACGAACTGTAATTGATTTTGATAATGGATTAAACGCAGGACATATAAATTTTACAACTTTAGCCACGAATAATGGTTTTTGTTTTGTTAATTTATTTAACGATCAACCAGAACCTAATGAAGATGGTGAAATTACTATAGAAGAATTAGCCAAAAATGATACTGCAGCAAATAGAGGTAGAGTTTTAGTTCATCGCAAAGAAAATAAAATTGAAAGAAAAATACAAAATATTGGCGCGGATGGTAATTTTGAATTTACAAGTGGAACTGTTCAAGATGGAGAACTTATTCCTGACTTTAATTTGAATTTTGATAGAATTAATGATGGAAATCCTAATACTTGTGTACAAATTGAAGGAACATTTATAAGTAAATTTGAAGATTTTGCAAATCTTGACTTTCACCTACTATCATCAACTGCTTTTTTAAAATTTAATTTTGATTCCTTACCATCTGATGTTAAGATTGAAATAAACGACAATTCATCTTGGACAAGAATAATAGCTAAAATAGAAAATTTAGAAACTACATCTGGACAATTTGGAAGTGTTTTTGATGAACAAGGTTTAGATAAAATAACTTTGCCAGTTATTTCAGTTTTTCAATTATCAACAAATGCACCACAGTCATTTGGAAGTGCTTTGTTAAAAGTTGATCCTGCTTTTCCTGAACCTCTTATAAGATCGTTTATAGGTGCTGATTTTTGCAGACTTTTACATAAATTTGGTTCATTGTTAGAACCAGAAATTGATACTAATTTTATACAAGCACCTCCAGTAGGCAGTATTGAACAAGTTTTGCCGACAGGTGATAATACTTATTTTCATACATTTGCTACAAGTGAATCTGAATATAATAGTTATGATAGTGATGACATAGAAAATAATCCTATTAGTTGTATAAATCCTCATTTAGTTCCTGCTGAATCAAATTCATATTGTTTAGGATTACCTAAAATTAGGGAATTAGGTAGTATTACGAATTTTATTGGTATTGAAATACCAATTAAAATTAGAATTTACGAATCTCGTTTATATGCTTTTGGAACTATTGATAATTTATTAAATAAAAACTTTTATGCAAGTGTTTGGGGTAGAAAGTCAGAGTTTAATTTTTACTCAACTTCTTCTATACTATATACATTTAATTTAGGACAATTTGCTAGTCCTGTACAAAATTTATTAAATACAATAATCAATACTACTGATAGTGCAGAAGAAATATTAGATGAAATTGAAAATGCTATGAATGATGCTTCACCTCTTTTAACATCAGAAATGCCTTACTCTTTTAATATAGTTCCTTTAAAAGCTGTGCAATATAATTCATTAGGAGATGTTGAAAAAGAGGTAAATATTAAAAGTTGGGGATTTAGTTTAAGTATTTCAAACGATGTATACTATATAGATTTTAACTTTCAAGGATTAACTAAAGATGAAGTCTTTGAAGAAACATTCACGATACAATTAGGTAATTTAAATGGAGAAATTGTAGATGAATATGAAATATCTATTAATTCTGACAAGGAAAATATATTTATATCACCAATAGAAAATCCTGCTGATATAGTAAAGCATATATTAGAGGAAGAATGCAAGTATGATGGTGAGTTTAATGACGATGAATTTAATGCAATAAAAGAATTACATCCTGACTGGACTTTTGCTTTTACGCAGAGCAAACTAATAAGTTCCAAAAAATTAATAGAAGATTTTTCAAGATCAACCAAGTCTTTTCCAAGATTTCGAGCTGATGGTACTTTTGGTTGGAATGTAGTCAAAGATACTTATTCAGACGATGATGTAGACTTAATAATAGAAGAATCAGATATTATTAACTATAAATATGATAGAACAAAATTAGAAGATGTAAAAACAAAAGTAAAGGTTTTATTTAATATTGACTATGCTCAAGGCAATCATTTATTTTCTACAGATGAAATTTTGGCAACAGACTATGTAAATACTAGTATATATCAGTATTATGGTTTAGCAACTGACGACTCTGACTCTACTTTAAACTTTGAAAGCGACTACATCAGAGATAGATATACAGCAGAACAGTTGCAAAATTGGTTACTTACTTGGAATATGAATCAAAAGAATTTAATTAGCCTTACTTTACCTATTAAGTATATTAAGTTAGAAGTTGGTGATGTCGTCGCTTTAGACAAAGAAATACAAGGAACAAAAATATTTGGTGAAACTTACACACAAACATCAATAGATAGAAATGGACAAGAAATATATCCATACTTTATGGTATATGAAACTAATAAGAATTTAGAAAAAGTAGATATAAAACTAATACAACTACACAACCTAGATATTAATAGTTTAGGAACGGTTGAAGAGCCAGAAACACAACAAGAGGAATCTAATGTTGTATTGCCAACAGGTGATGTAAATGGCGATGGCAATATAGATGTTGTAGATATAGTAAATATAGTTAGTTTTGCTTTAGGAGTAAAGCAACCTACAGATGAAGAGTTTTTTCAAGCAGATATTAATCAAGACGGAAATATTGATGTATTAGATGTGGTAACTTTAGTTAATATAATATTAGGATAAATATGAATTTGTTATATGGAAATGGTGAGGTAGTTTTAGAAGAAAATACTCAAATTGTTGGTCTTCAAATACACTTTATGGGTAAAATAAATGTAGTAAGCAAACTTCCTGACAACTTCAATGTAATATTAGCAGATGGAAAGATGTTAATATATAGTTTAGAATTATTAGTTCTGCCTGAAATATTATTTACTTATAATGGCTCTTTAAGAATAACACAATGTATTGCTTCGACTAGTGAAGGAGTTAAAATTAATGTAATTCCTGTAAATAATAATTTAGGTTTTTGGTCTATGACTTTAGGCACATATGATTCAGGTTCAGAATGGGAAAGCTATATAGGCGGAAATAGATTTGGTAAAAAAGTATTAAGACAAAAAAATAATATACCTAAGTTAGTAAAAGGTGCAAAATCAGTTAAGAGAGAAAGTGTAGCAAGAAATGTGTCTAGACAGACAACTAGAAGTAGTGGAGGTTATTAATGGGTAAATATCAAAATGTAGGTACGCCAAGATTTTATGTAGATTATTTTCAATATGCTTTAACGACAGGTATATTGTCAGATGGAGATATATTTGTAACGACTGGAAGTAATGAAAATTTAGATCAAATAACTAACTTATTTTACTTAAATCCTACAAAAACTAATTTAATTAAAGAAGAATATTTAACAGACTTGGTAGCTTTTAAAGAATTAAATATTGGAACTGCAACTAATTTTAAGGCGACTGACTATGCTTTTGACTATTATGGAATATTTAATCACAATTTAAAAGAAGTAGATACAGGATCAATACAAGGTGGAACTATTGCTTTAGGATATACAGAGAGTAATGAAGCTAATTATTCTGCCTTGCAAAACATGGAAAATAAATTTAAAATAAATATGAATGCCAATACTGTTAATGCAAATGGTTTTTCATTTGTAGACTTAAAGTCATCCGATGATGAGATTAGTGCAATACCAATATCTACTTTTTTTAATTTTAGATTTGATCCAACCAATCAATTAAAATTGGGTGCATTAACTGCAGGATATTATTATGATATGCCTCACTCACCTGACTTAGACTTAACTCTTACAAGAGAATATGGTGGATCAACTAAGCAGTTTACTAAAGGTGGTGCGCTTTTAACAAACTACAACTATACTCAACCACCTACTTGGGGAGATGCTGAGGCATGGGGTACTTATTTAGATACACCAAGAAAAATACAAAAAAGAAGAGCAGGTAGGAGAAGATGGGATTTAAAATTTTCTTACATAGCATCGTCAGATTTAATGGCTGATATTGAAACATTAGACAATGATATTTTAGGAGAGTTAAATATACTTCCTCATACTTACAATCAATTTGATAGTGGATCAACAGAGGATGGTCTTGATTTTGTCTTTACACAAGACACAAGTTTCTTTACTCAATTTATGCAGAAAACTTTAGGTGGTAGTTTAAGGTTTATATTTCAACCAGACAAAACTGACTTCACTCCTGATGGTTTTGCAATATGTGTATTGGATCAAGACTCAATATCGTTTAAGCAGGTAGCTCACAATACTTACAATGTTAGTCTTAAAATTCTTGAAGTCTGGTAGGATCAGGTAAAGGAAAGTCTAAAAACTGAGCCGACCATCTAATAATTCTATCAAGATACTCTTGAAACTCATCTTGTGATAATTTACTAGTAGACTGCACATCAAACTTAAACTTTAATACCTCGTGCATCTTATTGTCAGAATAACCTAGATGTTGTGCTAACAGCCTTACTATTACGCCTCTATAGTAGTTATTTTGTTTGCTAGTTTTTTTCTTTGGCAGTTCTTTTACAGTTAAGACGACATCTCCATGTAACTTATATAAGTCGTTTTGAAAGTCGTCTTTATTATTTAAGTTAAGCTTACCATTCTTTACCTTGCCAAATACTCTAATCTCAATCAATAAAATATCTCCTTAGTAATTTAAATGCTTCTTTCCATACATCTATACGATAATGCTCGTTAAATCGCTTAATGCCCATGCCATGCCTATCCTGGTGATGTTCTCTACACAGAGGTATGCAACTAAAGTCTTTAGGTGTTTGTTTTTTTCTATTATTACCCATACCTATAGCTTCTAGGTGATCAGGATCAACAGGTGTGCCGCCACATATTAAACAAGGTTGTGACTTAATATACTTTAAGTATTCTTTTGTATCAATCGCCATATTTTTTCGCCTATTACTTTTACAACTGGTACACTTACTGCATTTCCTAATTGCTTATATCTTTGAGTGTCAGACTGACCGTCTGTCCATCCATCAGGAAAGCCTTGCAATCTCTCTGCTTCTGTTGGAGTTAATCTTCTTATATTTTTATCTATTATAAGTGGTGGCATAGTAGATATATCAGTTTTAGAGTGCTTACGAGTAGACAGGCAAGGACTATTGCCATCTTTTCTTATTCTTAAACCTTCATCATTTCTAAAGTCAGCAACCTTTACATAAGTTTCACCCATAGCATGAACGCCTTTATGTAAATTTGATGTTATTGTTGAACAATATTCGCTACTCCTTTGCCTCTTCTTTTTTCTGCTCTTTTCAAATACTCTATCGCTTTCTCTGATAGGAAATATTTTTGATCTACTTCCTTCTCCAATATATCCGACAATGTATATTCGCTCTCTATTTTGAGGTAAAAACCACTTAGTATTAAGTAGTTGGCATTCAATGGTATAACCAATTTCGGTAAGAACTTTGTATATTGTAGCAAATGTTTGTCCATTGTCGTGGTTAAGTAAGCCTTTAACATTTTCGAGTATAAAGTATGAGATTGGTTTGCCAGTTTCTTTGAAATATCTGAGAATCCGTGCAATTTCAAAAAATAATGTTCCTCTTGTGTCATTGAATCCTTGCCTTTTTCCAGCAATCGAAAACGCTTGGCATGGAAATCCACCACAAAGGATTGTAATGTCGCTTGGCAAGTCTTTTGGTTGAATAGTTGTAACATCTCCGAGTTCTGTTGCATTTGGAAATCTCCTTTTATATTGGTTGGAGGCATATTTATCTATCTCACTATATCCTATCCAGTCAAACTCAAAACCTGACTGTTCAAGACCTAAATGAAAGCCACCAATACCACTAAACAAGTCTAATAACTTCACTTGCTTAATTCGTATATCTTATCGTGTAATTCTTTTTTTTCTTTTAAATAATCAACTGCTCTTATCATCAAGTATGTTTCTCCACGATCCTCTTTAAAAGCTACCATATCTACATTATCTGTCATACCTAGAAACTTTGGTATCTGTTTTCTGCATTTAGCCTGGACTTTAGTTTCACCTTCAACAAGTATATCAACTTCTTCAGGTAGTCCTAATGACTTACCATTACTTCCCCAAGCTCGGACAGCCTTAAATTTAAATGACTCAAACAACATAACAAGTTGTCTTTCAAATCTATTACCCTTCTCTTTGGA